CACGGGGGGGTACCCCCGACCGACGCGCTCGCCCTTACGGAGTCCCGGCCTGCCCTGCACAAAATCACCTACTCCCGATACGACTTGGAGTCCCTTGTTTAAGATTGATGTTTCTGCTTTGGAGTCCCTGAGCCCGGAGGATCGGCGGCTTGTGGAGTCTGAGCTTCGGGTGTTGGAGGAGGTTCGTGCTGCTAATCCTTTGGAGGCGTATGTGCCTCATGTGAAGCAGGTGGTTTTTCATTCCTCGATGGAGGATTTGAAGGTGTTTTTGGGGGGTAACCGTTCGGGTAAGACGACTGCGGGGATTGTTGATGATTTGATCCAGGCTTTGGATGTGGGGGATGTGCCTGAGCATTTGAGGGCGTTTAAGCGTTGGGAGCCCCCGTTTTTTTGTCGTGTGATTACGCCGGATTTGGGTCAGACGTTGGATCAGGTGGTGTTGCAGAAGATTCGTGAGTGGTGTCCTCCTGCGTGTTTGGTTGGTGGTTCGTTGGATAAGGCTTGGGATCAGAGGTTGCGGGTTCTCAGGTTTGAGAATGGGTCTTGGTTTCAGTTCATGTCGAATGATCAGGACCTTGACAAGTTTGGTGGTGCTGCTTTGCACCGGATTCATTACGACGAGGAGCCCCGGCAGGACATTCGTAGGGAGAGCTTGGCTCGTCTTATTGACTATGGCGGGGATGAGATTTTTACGATGACTCCACTTCGGGGTATGTCGTGGATGTATGACGATGTGTGGGTTCCTTTTCAGGAGGGTCGTCTTAGGGGTTCGACTGTGGTCCTTGTGGATATGGATGACAATCCGCATTTGGATCAGAGGACTAAGGAGCGTGTTCTTGCCGAGTATTCGGATGAGGAGCGTCAGGCTCGTAAGTCCGGAATGTTTGTTCACTTTGCGGGTCTTGTGTATTCAGAGTTTGATCCTGAGACGCACGTTGAACCGGCTCTGACGGCTTTGCCGGCGGGGGTTGAGGTGTTCGGTGGGATTGATCCGGGTATCCGTCATATGGCCGCTGTGGTGTTTTGCTATTTGGACGAGGATGACAACCTTGTTGTGTTTGATGAACTGGCTTTGCAGGGGCTCACGATTAGTGAGGTTTGTAAGGAGATTGAGCTGACTTTGTCTAAGTGGGATGTGAAGCCGCGTTGGTGGGTTATTGACCCTGCAAGTAGGAATAAGAACAATCAGACGGGGCGTTCGGATCAGTTGGAGTTTTCTGATCATGGGATTTTCACTTCACCGGGTCAGAATGCTGTGCGTCCTGGCATTAACAAGGTGAAGGAGCGGCTTAGGGCTGGCCGGTTGCGTATTACGCAGGATTGTCCTGAGTTGATTAGTGAGTTTAAGAAGTACAGGTGGTCGAGCCCTAAGCGGTCTGAGAATGATGCGCGTGAGGCTCCTGTGAAGCGTGACGATCACCTTTTGGATGCTTTGCGTTATGTGGTGATGAGCCGGCCTCTTACGCCGGTTTCTACTCGCGTGGAGAGTTTGAGTGTGCAAGAACGGATGTTTCGTGAGTCTCTGAAGGGGCTTGGCGAGAAGGTCCACGATGCGGGGTTTGGTCCCGGCCAGTTCAACTAGGAGGTTGACGTATGCAGGTTTTGGATAGTGGTTTTTGTTCGGCGTGTTTCAATCATGTTCTTGATCAGCCAGTAGTTGATTTTGGTGCTGATTGGGAGGGTGGTGTGGTTGATGGTTTGAGCATTGATGATTTGCGTCTTTGTGAGTCTTGTGTTCATGGTGCTGCTAAGGCGCTCGCCATTGATCCGAAGGATGTTGAGCGGATTGCGAATGAGACTGAGAGTCTTAGGCGTGAGCTTGATGAGGCTCGGGCTTACTCAGCTCATCTTGAGGATGCGCTTGCCGCAAAGCCTGTGGTTGCTCTTCCTGTTGTTGAGAAAACTGGTCGTAAGAAGGCTGCTGCGTGATCACAGCTCTTGTTTTTCTCACCATTGTTCTCGCAAGGGAGTACACGATTGCGTTAGAGCGCCGTGAGTGGGCTTCTGAGCGCCGCGAGTTGCTTAATCGGGTACAGAGGCCGGAAGTTCTCCCAAGCCCTCAGATCGCCGATTTTGTGATTCCTGAGGTGGAGCCGGATGAGTTTGATTTTGTTGGGCAGATCCTTGAGGCGCATGACCAGCCTGCGTAGTGACTTGTTCACTGAGGATGAGCGTGGTTTGTTGGTGACTGGTCTTGAGTTGATGTTGCATGAAATCCCTTTGGATGAAACCGACGCTGGTGAAACCGTGCGTCTGATCAAGGAACTTGAAAATGAGTGATGTGAAAGAGCTTGAGGAGCTTCTGAAGAAGGGCAAGTCGGCTAAGAGTCGTTATGAAGCTGCCTGGTTCTTGAATCTGGCGTTTTATCAGGGGGAACAGTGGGTTGCTTGGGATGGTCGCAACCTTTATCGCCCTCAACTTCGCAGGGACAGGATGACGATTGTTGACAATCGCATTCAGCCGGTGATCAGGCATGAGGTGGCGAAGATGACCAAGCAGCGTCCGGTGTTCACTGTCACTCCTCGCACGGGTGACCAGCAGGACGTTGAGGCCACATATCTTGCAGAGCAAATGCTTGAGTATCAGTGGACGCATCTTGACGTTCGTGAGAAGTTGAATCGAGCCTTGTTGTGGTCGCGTGTGTGTGGCGCAGGCTTTTTGAAGGTCACTTGGGATTCCACTGCTGGTGATGGCTTTGAGGCGATTGTTGGCCCTGATGGAAAGCCTGTTCCGGGGCCAAATGGCGCTCCATTGACGAATGTTGACCCTCGCGTGATCAGCCAACAGTTGGGTGTTGAGGTGCAGTCCAAGAAGGTCAAGCAGGGTGACGTTTCCATTGAGGTCAGGTCACCGTTTCAAATGTTTATTGATCCGATTGCAGAACGGTTTGATGAAGCAGAGTGGGTTATTGAGCAGTCAGTTCAGTCAAAGGAGTACGTTCAGAGGCGTTGGAATGTTGACGCTGAGGCTGACACTCCCGCAAACCCTGGTCTGATTGAGGCTCGTCTTGGTGGTTCAGTGCAGAGTTCGTCCAGTTACAAGGGTGTTCGCATCAATGAGCTGTGGCAGAAGGCCAACAAGCAGTATCCGCAGGGCCGTCGTGTCGTGTGGATTAAGGACAAGGTGTTGTTTGAGGACAAGAATCCTTATGACACTTGCCCGTTTGTGATGTTCCGCAATATTGAAGTGCCGGGTCGAGTGTGGCCCACTTCGATTGCCGAGCAACTGCGTGGTCCGCAGACAGAGTTGAACAAGGTGAAGTCTCAGATTGCTGAGAATAGGAATCGTGTTGGTAACCCAACGGTTCTCGCAAGCAAGCAGAGCATTGCTGATCCGAACAGTTTTGAGAGTGCAATGGCCCAACCGGGCGGCATTTTTTACTATGACGACAACAATGGTCCGAATGCTGCGCCGGCTTATTTGCAAGCCCCCCAGCTTCCTCCGTATGTGTTGCAGGAGATTGACAGGATTGAGCAGTCAATTCAGGAGATTTCAGGCCAGCATGAGGTTACGTCCGGGAACGTGCCTAGTGGTGTGACTTCAGCATCGGCAATCAACCTTTTGCAAGAGGCTGATGACACTCGTCTTGGCCCTGCGATTACCGATATGGAAGATGGCATTTCTAAGGTGGGTCGTAAGATCCTTGACCTTGTTGCCAGGTTCTACACGGACTCTCGCACAATTAGGATTTCCGGTGAGGACAGCAGTTGGCGCGTGTTTGACTTCAAGGGCTCAATGCTCAGGGACAACACTCACGTTCAAGTCCAGGCAGGGTCAGCGTTCCCACAGTCAAAGGCTGCCAAGCAAGCCGCACTTCAGGAACTCCTTACGTTCTTTGTGCAGTCAGGTCAACCGTTGCAGGGTCGAAACCTTGCGAAGTTCTTGCAGGATTGGGAAGTGGGTGGCATGGAGCGCCTTGTTGATGACTTGTCCGAGGATGAGCAACAGGTGAACCGTGAGAACCAGCGTCTTGCCAAGGGCGAGCTGTTGCCAATCAATTCGTTTGATGATGATCAGGCGCACATTCAAAGCCATCATGACTTTATGAAAACGGCGGCTTATGACCAGATTGCCCCTCAGGTCAAACAGATTTTTGAGTCTCATGTTGCACAGCATCAGCAGCGAGTGGACCAAATGCAGCAACAGCAAATGCAAATGATGATGGCCCAGCAAGGGCCACAGGGTCCACAAGGACCACAACAGGCTCCCCCGAGCCAAGGAGGACCGCAGAATGGCGGCTAATTGTGTGCAGGATCTTGAGGCCGCTGTAAAGGCTGTCAAGGACGAGTATGGAAATGATCCCAAGTGGGCTGGTGTGATTGAGGCTGCTGATAAGGCTGTCTCGGAAGCTCATGCCGCAGAGGGCAACCCTGCCCCAGCATCACCGGGCCAAGAGGCTGCTTCGCAGGTTCACGATCAGGTCAAGTCCGGTTCGGCTCCTAGCAAGCTGGAAACCCCAGCAGAGCAGGCCAAGGAGACACCTCAGGAGGAGAACGCTGAGTCTCCCGCAATGCAGAAGGCTGAGGGCGAAGATCCAAAGGACATGAAGAGCGCGGCAAAGATCGCAATCATGATGCTCCGCAAGAAGTAGTACCCCCTTTTAGCCCAAGGTTGAGTCAAATCGGCTTTGGGTCTTGAGCCATTTGGCTCTGTAATCCGCCCCCTAGAGGGGCTAAACGTCGTGCTGCCAGGGGCAGGTACAACCGCAAGGTCAGGGCCGCGTTGCTACAGCAGCAGGAAAGAGAGAAGTTAATGTCAGAGGACGTACAGCCGGAAGTAACGGAAACCACTATGGACTCCGTGTCGGAAGGCCAGGGCAACACCCCTTATGGGGAATACCTCGACAAGTTGCCAGAGGACATTCGTGAAAGTGTGGAGCCCGTCTTTAAGGAGTGGGATTCCAACGTCACAAAGCGTTTTCAGGAGGCAGCAGACTTTCGCAAAACATGGGAGCCATTCCAAGACCTTGGTCTGACGGATGTTCCCCGTGATGAGCTTGAAAACCTCATTGCATTGCGTGAGCTTGCAGCTTCTAATCCTGATGGGTTTGATGCTTGGTTGCGGGATACCGCAAGGGAGCGTGGAATCCTCGGTCAGGAAGGCATGGAGGAAGATCCGTTCGCGGAAGATCCCATGTTCAATGATCAGCTTGATCCCATGATGAGCAAGCTCCAAGAGCTTGAGCAGTGGAAAGAGCAGCAGGAGTACGAATCGCGTGTCTCCGAGGCAATGAAGGTCGTAGAGCAGCAGGTGAAGGACGCATCTGAGAAGTACCCGGATGTTCCCCAAGACCTTGCAGAGCAGTTCCTTTCATCGTTTGCTGAGAGTGATCCTGAGAATGCTGTGAACCTTGCTTATGAGGCCGCGCAGAAATGGATTGCTCAGATTCAGCAGGGGATGGTTTCGGACAAGCTGGCACAACCTGAATCCGCTGAGAGCGGTTCAAGGGCTGATGGGTCACCGGAGGACATCAAGGACTTCAAGGCGGCTTCCGCACAGGCGCTCGCACGACTTAAAGAATCCCAATAATCCTGTTACTGAAAGGAGAGAGTTTTGGCTACTCAGTCACTCTCTAACTTCGACGCAATCCTCAAGAATGTTTACCGGGGACCAATCGTCGAGCAGCTCAATCAGGAGTCATACGCAATCGATCAGTTTGAGCGCGTATCGGCTAATGACATGGGTGCGTTTTCTGGCCGCAAGGTGATCTTCCCGATCCATGTGGCTCGTAACCGTGGTCGTTCTGCGATCACCGATGGTGGCAACCTGCCTTCAGCCGGTTACCAGAGCTATGCGGATGGTGAAGTTACCATTCGTTACTTTGCTCAGGGCATTGAGCTTACCGACCAGGTAATCAAGCAGAGCGAAACCAACGAAGGTGCGTTTGTTCGCGCCATGACC